CTTGTAATTTATGGTTAATGGGGTTGGGGCCAGCAGAACGAGTGTTATCAAGCATTATCCAGCCGCCCGTAGAACTGCTACGTTTAATCATCACGAAAGCGGGATTGAAACCTGTGGTGACTACTGGCCCTGTGCTGCTGCCATTTCCACTGTATGAACCAAACTTGCTGTAGCCTGTGACACTGTGCCAACAATACGCTATGTAATCCTGACCGCTTGCATTTGTAACTGTTGCTGTTCCGATATTTATAGAAGATGTAGACGGATATGTGCTATTCCAAACTGTCGTTCCGCTATCAGAACCTCCCGTTTGTTCTAACTGCATCCAGTTTGTTGCAGGAATTTGAGTTGTGCCTACCGCCCAATTCTTTACAACGCTTCTGTTTTTTACCAACCAAAATTCAGGCGCGGATGCCAGACCATGCCCGATTGTGGCGGCTGAACCTGTGCCAGAATAGGAGACTATTGATTGACCATAGGTAGTGTTAGCCCTGACAGAACTTGTGATTGAGCCACTGGTATTAGAGGCTGTTGTGCCTCCCATGTCCCAGTTCCATGCAACAAATTCACCATTATTTAAGTTTACTTGGGCAGTATCTCCCAGAGTGAATCCGTCAGTGTTAAAAGCTGTGAGGCTATTAGTCATTGAAGATTCTGCACTTGTCGAGTTGCTAGATATTCTATTTAATGGCCCACGAATCACATCAAAAAGATGATGGTCATAGGTTTGATTTCTAGCTTTAATCCAAGTCAGTGACGGGGAGAAGCCTGTTCCACCTATATACTGCCCAACCCCTTTGCCCTCATAGGTCACTGTAGAAAAACCTTCTACTGTATAGTCCTGCTCAAACGGCAGATAGAAACCATTAGTGCCGTATGTTCCATCGTAGGCTATTGGCTTCCATTCACCATAGTCGCCTGTCTCACCGAATGAATCTGGTGTTAAGGCTTGCCCGTCTATGAAGTTGACTTCGCCCATGTATCCGTCAGCAAAGTAGCTTTGATCTGATGCCTTACCAATATTGTGCGGTTCTGTTGAGTTGATGTAAGTGACAACATCAAGATCAAGTGCGCCATATTGGTTTGCATTTGCTTGACGCTCTCCATTAACATAAACAATAAACCTATCTTGCTGAGTGCTGCTCACAGTGTTTAAAACAACAACAATGTGATACCAAGCCGATGGGTCACGGAAAACCGCTAGTGTTTCATAAGAGTAATCAATACCTCCAATAGATGTGTAAAACTGAAGTATATCGGTATTAGTAAACATCATTTGCGTCATAGTTCCGCTTGAACTTTGATACGCATCAAACAACGGCATACGAGTGCCGCCTAAATTACCCCTTTTAACCCAACCACTCCAAGTCCAAGTTTTACGATTACTAGCTGCGCTAGGTGTACGGGTTAGATATGAAGTATCATCGTCATTAAACCTAAGTGACTGCTCAATCTCATAATCACCGCCAGCACCGCTAGCACCAATAATTGTATTCTCGTTTAAAACACTCATTATTTTACGTCCAGGCTTGCGACTGCGTGAATAATTGTTGAACTGGCCACAACGTAATCGACGCGGTCCACTGAAGCTGCCGCGCTAGATAATACCGGGGCGGTTCCTCCAGGGAATTTAAAGTTACTCCCATAAGCCAATGTGCGTGATCCTGTTCCATCCTGGGTGATAAAAAATGAACCACTTTGCCCGGCGACTATATTTGTCGGGTTTGCCAGGGTGCGATTTCCGGCCAGGGTGACTGAAAAATTATTGGATAATGCCAGGTTTGTCGCAATGCTGCTTGCATCGGTCAAAGCCGTTATTTCGCCCCGCTGCCCGGCTGTGAATGTTTGAGCGGATGCCAACGCTGCATGGCCCAGGTTATCCGCTGCCAAACTGCCAATCGTTATCCAGGCATTGTTTGCTGCATTACGTTGTTTGAGCAAATTGGCCGTTGTATCAACCCACCACATGTGGGCGAACATATCGCTTGGCTCAGATGATGAACTGTTGTTGCTCGATATGGCACCCAAAATGGTGTTTAATTCAGCGCGAAAAGCCGCGCCGCTTTGGTTTGCTAAAACATAATCTGCATTAGACATTATGCGATCTCCTGGGCTGTAACTGATAATTCGGATATTTCGATGTTGTAAGCTGAGTCGTTAACACTCAGAACTGCTTTAAATTCAAAGGCGCGTTTGTTGTACTCATTGACGTTGAGTAATTCCCAGGCCGACCAAGTGGGGTTTGATGCCGGGTCGTCGACTGTGTGACGAACATAAACTTTGCAATCGCCGTTGGCGGTATTTGTGCCATCCCAATCGGCCCAACTGTCAATGCTGACTGACCGGCTATCCACTAAATCCAGCGGTTGGGTAACAATTGATTTTATGTGGCGCTTTAATTGCTGGCGCTTAACTGCTCCGGCATCAATGCCAGATGAAAACGTGTAGGTCCCGTTTAAATCAATACCGGCGTCGCCAATGTCAAACAAAACCACGCTGTCAATATCTGCCCAGGAATCAATGTTATTTTGACCTTCCAGTTTAATAATGCTGCCCAGTTTAATAACATCGTCAAAAGAGCCAGGGAAGTTTGGTTGCGCCTGGACAATACCAACAGAACTGAACGCCTGGACCGTATCGCCCAGGGTAGTGACCGACGTAATATCCGATTGAATGCCGCTTGAATCGGTGGCCCGGACAATATACGTTCCCGCCTGGAAGGGTAAAACGGCCACTGTTGCCGTGCCATTGAGTATTGAATTACCCACCGACACTGAATTGGACCACCCGGCATTTGATGTTAAGGACGAATGGCGAACTTCAATATACCCGCCGATTCTCACATCAATGTCGGTTGATTGGTCCCAGGTTAAAATGGTTAAACTAGATACGTTTTGGGCTGAAAAATTGGTTAACGCATTAGGCTTTGCTGCCAGGCCAAATATTTCGATTAGTGCTGTTTGCACCCAATCACTGGAAGCGCCCAGGGCGTTAATTGCCCTTATTCTGAAATAGTATTTTTTGGGTGCAATGTCTAATATTTCCACATCGGTATCTGAAACCGTGCCACCATGCAAATATTTAGTGCCGCCCTCTTCTTTGTATTGGATTTCGTATTGATTTACAAATGCGTCATTTGCGGCGGTCCAATTTAATTCGACTTTCGCTTTTACACCGGCACCGTTTTTTGTAATGTAAAGCGATTCGCTGACCGTTGGCATTCCTGGCACACCGACCAAAAACGGGTCCGGTAAATTAGTGTCCGGGATATTATTCGCTTCCGTTTTTACGGACCAAGGATAAATTGAATCCTGGTGTTCGACCAATGATATGGCCACCGTGCCGTCTGAATTAAGCGTTAATTTTTGGACCCTAAACGGCTTGGCGGTCCACCCTGGCGTCGAATGGGTCACGCTTACAATGTCTGCAACAGAGCAATTTAAGGCTTCGCTTGTGCTGTTGAACGTCACCATCAACGCATTTCTTGAACGCTTCAATGCAATTGATGCAATGTCCTGGGCGCTGTAAATGTTAGTCGTGCATGAAAGGTCCATATTTTTGACCAACTCGACGCCACCATCCTCTGTCAAATAACCTGTTTCCTCTGCGCTTCCGGCAATTGGGTATTCGATTTGGTTTAGCTGCCAGTTCGCAGATGGGTCCGGGAAGGTTGCCACTATTCTATTAAACTTTGTCTTTTTGGATTCGCTGCGAATAGATATGCCGCCAATAATGTGCGACTCGTCAAACGCAAATGTGGCGCTTCCTTGGTCCTCAATCACCAAACCATATTTGCCCTGGCTGTAGGGCATAATGCCGCGCATCGATGACAATATAACTTTGACGTTACTAATTAAACTTTGACCGGTATTTATAACTGCGTTACAAGTGAAAATCTTTTGGTTTGAACTGCCAGTGTAAGATGTTACCAGGGCGTCACACTTGTTAGCTGCCGTATTAAATAAAGTGTCGTCAATAAATGATGATGCCAAGCCTTTGCCATAGCGTGAATTCGTTAAATAATCCCGCAAACACAAGGCCGGGTTTGAACTGTTGGCCACGGTCGCTGTGGCGCCGGTTCGGCTGTCGTAAACCTTCTTGCCTTGCACCACGGCATGGACTGTTGGAATGCTTCCAAACGCGTCTTGGTCCCATTTAAAGCGTATGGCCAAATAAGCAACGCCACTTAGTTTGTGCGCGCTGGTCCAGCCAATGTTTGCATTAACCAGGGTAGCATCTGCCGCTTGGCCATCTGCACCAGTGTATTTGTTAATCGTAATTAGGCCAGAATATTTAGAATCCGTGCTTAAAATATCATTTATATACACATCACCAATGGAATGGATTTCTCCCTCGCTTAACGCCAGGACCATGTATAAATAAATATTATCTGCGCCGCTGCTCCCTATAAATACCCTAGTTCCACCGACTTTGCGCTGGCCATAAATCACGGGTATTGTGGCAACATTTGACTGCTTATTAACCAAAACCCCTTCATATTGTGCGGCGGCGTTTTGCTGATCGTCAAACTCTGGGATTTCAACAAACCATGAAACCACGTCGCCAATTACATCGACTGTGACGTCGATAATGGATTGTCCGATTTGGCCAATTGTGCCAATCGTTGTGCCTATGGGGTCACTGAAAAAATCGCTAAACCAACCCATTTAAGCGCGCCCCCATTTTAAATCCTTGACGGTATTAGGTGCAAATTCAAATCCTAGATCACCAGGGAAGTAAATTTGCTGGCTGTTGTGATTAGTTCGGCGTCCGGCTTTTTTATCAAAATCTGCCCAATGAGAACTGGCCGAAATTACAATTGTGCTGGTATCGTCATTATCTGAAATCGAAAAACTTTGAATTCGACCGTCATAAATTAATATGGGCGCGCCAATGATTGAATAACTGTCGGTTAATAAAACCCGGCTAATTGTTACTTGGCGATCAATATAAGTCTGGCTTAATAAAATGCTGATATATTCCTGGCTAACCCCCGACAATGTAATACTCACCGCGCCCACTTGAACCTCGCTGGTTTCGGTGACGCTGCTAATGCCTTTTAACGCGCTGCTTGAATTGTAAGTATCGCCAGAATAAACCAAATTTTGTGGACACTCGGTTAAAAAAACAGCGGTTTCAAAGTCGATCTTTACCAGGTGCGCCATTATAAAACTGTCTTTTGCTAGTTCGGCAATGGTGTCGGAATTTATGGGTCTGCTCACGATAGCGCCTCGATAAAATCGACTTCATATTTGAAGAAATTACCAGCGCCCAGTTTATAACCTTGCACGTCGTTAGATAAACGAACCGTAAATGGCACGTTGGAATAGGTGACTGTGTCCGACGTTGTGACGGCTGTTATTAATGCCGGCGTAAATGCCATTGCACCATTGCCAGAGCGGTCGGCGGTCAACATATAGACCTTTGTGTGCCCTGAGAACTTCACCACGTCACCGGCTTTTAAAGCGCCTGTAAGGCCAGCAATTGTGACCGACTTAGCGCCCAGGGCTGCCGCTGAACACGTCACCGTGCCACTGGGATTGCCGCTGCTAGTGCTTATTTCTGTTGGTGTTACCGTGAAAACACCATGGCGCCCTTCCAGGGCCACGACATAAGCAAACACCGGGTTAAATTCGCTCCTGGTCATTGGTGGATAGGTTGCTGTGAAGGTCCATTTTTGGCCACCAATCTTGCGGCTTTGCATCCTGCCGCTCACCGTTTCAGAAAACAAAGTCGGGCTTTCCGATTGTAGATTTATCGCGTTAAACTTTGGGGTTGTGGGATAACTCATGCTAGTGCCGGCCTCCCGCGCTCATTTAGTGACTGATTAATTATGTTCATTAATGTGCCACGCCGTTTGGTCAGTAATTCATCAAAGCCAGCGGTATCATTTGCGCTAATGTTGATGGTGAAATTGCCGCCACTTAGCTGGTCATTTGGGACCACGTTTGCCGCCTGGTTGGGCACCACTAATTCGGGTCCGCGCTCACCCACAATGTATGGGCTGCCGGCGCTCATAGGTCCACCATTTGCACGAAATTGAGTGGACCTAATTGCTGCAACCTGGGCCATGCCATTTGCCAGGGCAATTGCTGCAAACCCTAGATTGAGTGGGAATGGATTATTTAACGCTTTGGCCACACCGTTATATGTGTTGATTATGGCGTCTTTCAAAGCAAAGGATTTATTTAATGCAAACGCGGCTTTGTAATGGCTGCTTAAACTTGCAAGCGCGCCCCGCCCTTCGTCGCGTAAATCGTCGGCATCTTTTCTGCGCGAGTTTTCGAGCATTCGTGAAGATTTTCTTTGCATCTCAAAAGCAACCCCATAGGCAGCGCTTTTATCTGCATTTTCGGCATCCAAACGATTCCTGTTTAACTCAAGCATTCGTCGGTCATGGTCTAGTTGAAATTCGTACTCGCGTGCAAATCTTTCGGTCCCGGTTGTGCCGGTCACATCGACCACGGTTGTTTGGGTTGTGGTCACATCACCACTCACATTGTCAGTAGTGATTTTTAATAGCTTGGCTTCTAACTGGTCCAGCGACTTCATAGTGGGCTTAACATTAAACAAATCCATATCTGTGCTTTCGCCCAAAGTTTTGCCAGTGTCAATTAGGTCTAAAAATGCCTCTTTTTGCATTTGATACATTATTATGGCCTCTCGGCCTGACTTCTCATTTACTCCCCACCAGGAATTCATGCTTTTTGTAGTGGATAGAATTGCATCATCAATTTTTTCAATCTTTTTCTGAACTGCCTCTGTGGTTTCTTTATCGCCGAACATTTTTTCATACGCGTGCGAAACCCCACCAAGTTTATTGGATAGGTTAATGACTGAATTACTGATAGCTGCAAAAGATGAAACAATCGCTTTGGTTGCTTGAACAATATTTACGGCAATGTCACGCGAAAATTGAGCTATACCACCAGAATCATTAATTTTCATTTCGACAAAATTACGCAAAGCGTCTGTCGCTTCGGTAATAATTGGAGCCAGGGAAGCAACCACCCGGTTAAACACGTTGCCCAGGTATGACGTTAAACGCAAAATGGCGTCGTTAGCGTCCTCAACTCCCTGGATTAAAGATTCGCTCATAACTAGGCCAAACTTATCGGCCTCTCGCATTGATGCTCTCATTGCGACTGCGCCATCCTGGAGCATATTAATTACTTTGGCTCCACGCGCCCCGAATAGGTCATAAACAAATGATGCCCGGTCTGTTTTATTGGTCATGGTTTCCAAGGCGGTTGCCGCCTGGCCCATTACATCGGAAACACTCCGGGTCGAACCATCGGCATTTTTGGCAGATAAGCCGTACCGCTCAAACGCGTCTTTGGCTTCGCCCGTGCCGCCGGCCACGTCGCTGATATTAATGGCCAGTTTTTGCATGGCTTTGTTTAAAGCCTTAGATTCCACGCCGCCCAATTCGGCTGCATATTGGAATCGCTGCAACTCAGTAACAGACAAACCAATCGCCCTGGCTGTTTTTGCCAGTTCATCGGTGGCATCCATCGAGCGTTTAATTAAGAAACCAATACCCAGGGCACCGGCTGCCAATCCAATTGCTGTTTTCATTGAAAATGCGGCTTTGGCGATACCACCAAGACCGGCAGTAACAGCCATAAAAGCACGGCGGGTTTTATTGACCGCTTTGATTTGTATTTTTATGTCTTTATTTGCCATTCTTCAATTCCAGGTATTTTGCCCAAAGCATTATTTCGTCGGTGGATAAGACCATGATTTCCTCCAATGTCTTGTGAAGGTGTTCGGCCAAAATTAAGGCAAAACGCAAATCATGGTCTTTCGCTATTCCCGTGCTGCATCTTCAAAATCCACATCGTCGCCGCCCATTTCTGAAACCACCCGGCTGATAATGTCCGGGTCAATCTGTCTCATAATTTCAGTCATGTTGCTGCGCTTAAATAATTTGGCGCCGTCTTGGTCCATGGCTCTTAAAATAAAGGTCATGGCGACTGCTTCGGCTTGTTTACCTTCACCATGCAATTTTAAAACTTCGCCCTGGTCTTTAAAATTCATTGACGGCTTGTAATAAATGACGGTTTCTTTTCCATCCACTACCCATTCGGGCACGTTGGAACATTGCAATTTACCGCTCATGCGGTCCCTAAATTGCGTCTTTGCGACTTCTAAAATATTACTCATAAAATTCCCCGATTATTTAAAACCCCCGATTAATTAGCGGCAGACGCATCGGGGAAAACGCTTTTTCAGGACAAAGCCCTAGCCGCTAAACTGGTTAGGAAACAGCGGCCCAAGTAAGAGCGCCGGAACCTGTAAAACTAAACGTCTGTTCTACCATTCCCTCAATTGCTGCACTCACACCAATTTCAGTAACAATGGCGCTGCCGGATGCAAAATAATCACCGGTGTCGGCCCCTTCTGGGAAAAGATTTAAAACAACGGTTGCGCCGATCGTGACGGCGTTTTGCCCGGCGTCGCTTTCGTCCCAAAACATTTCGCAAGAGCCAGAAAATGTGGTTTGCCCTGCTTTGTAAGTTTTAGAAGTGTCACCCAGGGTGGTATCTTCCACGGTCCCGGCTGTCTCTGATAATGAATACGACCGTATTTCACCAATGGTGGTGGTGCCTATTTTTACCAGGCCGGCTGTAGCTGCGTGATTAGCCATTAGTTGGCCTCCTTAGTTTTAGTGATTACTTTCTTTGGTTTTGCGGCCGGCGCTTTATCGCTCCAGCCACGGTTTTTCATCGTTTGAATTTGTGAGGCATGGGTGTCTACAACCTCACCATTTTTGTACATCAACATTTTTGGACCTCACTTTTGTTCGGTTTAAATAGCATTAATTGGCCATTTAGTTCGGTTTGAATAGCATTAGTTTGCCAAAGTATTTGGCGCACCAGGAGCGATTCGATAATTTGCTTTTAAGGTCAACGTCGCCAAAGCGTTTGGCTTGTCTTGCTCGGCGCTGTATTCGATTTGCGTATCTTCTAAAAAAATCTCCAATACTTTTCCATTCAAAGTATTATCTGCAAAAATGGCCGTTTCAATCTCGCTGCAAATTGTGTCAATAACATCCTCAACGCCATCTTTTGCTTTGGCCCTGGCTTCCACTCTCAATTGCAAGTTATGCCAATTTTTTGTCTTACTGCTTAAATCGTCGTCTACTGTGTCCCGGTCGGCGTATATTGTTAAAGCCGGTAACACGTCATAAGCAAATACAGGTCGATCAAAGACCCGGCTGCCGGTTGATGTTAGGCCCGTTAGCGTTGTCACCAACTGGGCGCGTATTTGCTGGCGTGCGTGTGGCATTAGGTTTGGTCCTCAAGTATTAGCGAGACAATACCAGTGCCGTCGCGCTGCACTCCCTGGACGTGATAAACCACGCCGCCAATTGTTAATGCGTCACCATGCGCGATACTTGACACATCGGCCTGGGCGCAAGTAAAGACCGGGTGGAAACCTTCCACGCCCTGCACTTCCATAAAACTTTCGTCAAAGATTCCATTGATCGTTGTGCTTCCGAATGTCGCATCTACTGCGAAATCTTCCGTATCAAAAAACGAATCGAAATCTTCGACAAAAGCCATGGGTTATGCCTTTTTCTTTGCTTTCGCGGGTGCTTCGGTGGCTGTATATGCCTCTGCCTTGCCCATACGAATTAAGGTTTGCCCGTCCTGGTCGCTGACTTCTGCGACTGAACCAGCTAACAAATCTTTGCCGCTTGCGGCTGTACTGTTTAAAATCTTTACTTTCATCTTATTCACCTGGT